AAAGATTCTGAAGTATGGGTTAGAACGGTTTGAACCAGCTCCATCAGCAGTTCCCACGAATGGGTTCTGTTGCATTCCATATCTTGTTTTGAATCCGATTCTAGGTTGGAAGTCATTCTCACCAACTGCTTTGACCATAGTTAATGGTACGTATGGGCAGTAGAAAAGACCTGCGTCATATGGGTTAGTTCCTCTGTAACCAACACATACGAAGTTAGCAGTAGCATATGGATCAACATATACTTTCATTCTTCCGTTAAGAACACCAGCAAAAGTATTACCAGTATCGTCAACATTCAAGCCAGTAGACAATGCAGGAGAGTAGTCCATCATACCAGCAGCTGCAAGAGCAGAAGCTACGTCTGAAGAAACCAATACAAAGTTACCTTTGCCTCTTCTTGTGTCTAGAGCAATCTTGTTAGACTCTCTTTCGATTTGCATGATAAGACCTTTGAACTTCTCAGCCATCCATCTGCCATCGCTATCAGTATCAACATCGAAGACACCTTTAGTAGCAACGTTAGAAGTCTGTGCACCAAGATTAGCTTTCTGATAAACTGTTCTAATCAACTCTCTATTGATTTCCGCTAGGATTTCAGAAGAAAGAATATTAGCCAGTTCAGCTTCAGCGTCTAGTCCGTGTACAGCTTTAAGGTCTTGAGCGAGTTCCATTGTGTACTCAGCTTTCAGAGCTCTTGACTTAGCAGTAACAGTTGCTTTTTCGATTGAGAAAGCCATCTCACCGAAAGCACCGTCACCAGTTTCGCCAACACCCAATCTTTCAGCAGCGTCTGTAGACATTGCAGAACCGAAAGTATTAACGATGTCTGCTTCATCACCGATGTCACCATCAGTATCAGCGTCAGCAACACCTTCAAGACCAGTAGGTCCAGCTTGTTGAGTACCAGTACCAGAGAATCCAGAATCAGCTTCGTTATGAAGTGCTTCTGTACCACCTTGAGTACTATACTTAGATTTCATTGCAAAGATAAGACCAGTAGGTCCAGTCATTGGCTGAACACCAGCGATATCATAAGCGATGAGGTTAGGCATTGCACGTCTTACCAAAGAGATAAGAACTGGATCAAAAGTAGCGATATCACTACCTGCCTGATTATTAGCAGCAGCCGCTTCACCTAAGAAGTTGCCTTGACTGTGTGCAGCTTGCTCTTTGAGTGCTGCTTCTTGGTTCTCCAACAATCTAGCTGTAGTAGCTTTCTTGTGCTTGTCAGCAATACTAGGCACGTCGTCGTGTTCTAGTACTGGAGCCCACTTTTCCATTAAGTTTGAATCTGCGTTAAACATTTTTGTTTTCCCCTATTAGATTACTTGTTAAATTTTGAGATTGCTTGTGTGTATCTTGACATAGTGTCACTAACATCGACCGGAGCCTCGTCAGTACCAGCTACGTTCGATACTTCATCAGTTGATTCACTAATTGCTTTAGTAAAGTATGATTCTTTGACAACTTTAACTTTCATTTCAAAAGTTTCTTTATCATCGAATTCGATATCTTCAACCAAAGTACCTAGTTTCTCAGCCTCTGTATCGGCAAGCCCTGATGATTGTTCTCTTACTACCTCAGCTCTTTCCAAAGTTTGAACTGATTCATGTAGTTTGATATTATCATCTGTGGTTTTGTTTAATGTTTCTTCTAGTTCAGCAACTTGACCGGCGAGTTCGTCTACCAAGTCCACCTTACCTTCAGGTACATCGATATAATGTTCTTTGAACACTGATTGTAAAGAAGTCATAAAGTCTTCAGCAATTTCAGTCCTAAGACCTTCTGTTACTGCAACTTCATTCGTTTCCATCCAGTTAGAAACAACATAGTTTAAGTAAGAATCAACTTTCTCAACTAATTCGTTTTTAACGTCTGAAACTTCTTCTTCAAGATTCTGCGCATACTCAGTTTCAAGCCTTTCAACTTCATGAGCCAACTTACTAGTAAGTACAGCTTCAAAAATTGCTCCAGCTTTGCCACGGAACCCATCAGATAGAGTTGCTTCTTCAGCGATTACTGCATCTAAATCTTCCTCAAAGTCAACGGACTCAACTTTAGCTTTCGCCTTAAGTTCGTTTTTCTTCTGTGGAGCTGATTTAATTGCTTTGTCAACGTCATCGATAGATTTCTTTTCGTTATCTTCCATTTCGTCAACTTTCGCCATTTTAGCAAAAATCTTCTGCGCATCTTCTTTTCTAGCGGCCTTCAACATGTCAACAGCTGCTTGAATTACTCCAGCTTTAGTTTTGGGAATAGAAATCTCTTTGACTTCAGGTTCTTCGTCTTCATCGTCTTCCTCATCGGCTGACTCTTCGACTTCTTCCTCGTCATCTTCGTCTTCTTCTTCCTTTACTTTAGCTTCAAGAACTTCTTCGTCTTCAACTTGTTGGTCTTCAACGAGCTCGTTCTCAAGCTCTTCAGCATCTTGTTGAATGTCTTCAGACACTAGTTCATTTTCTAGTTTATTTTCGTCTATTGACATTTGTATTCTCCTATTTTAAGAATTTACAAGTTTAGAGAGGAAATTCTTAAAAGCTTTAATCTCAATATCAGATGAACCAATACCTCGAGCTTCTTTTATTTCAGTCTCAATTTCTTCAATTTCTTGTGGACAAAGTACACCATTATTCCATACCCACTCAACACCTTCCATGATTCCATTGACAAACGCCTCTGGAGCACTAGGGTCTTGAACGATATCGACTGTTGAAAGCATAAAATCTTTACCAACATGCGATGTGCCTTGCTTATTCACAAGAGTTCCCATACCACGACTTGATACACCAAGCTTAACTCCACCTTCAAGTAGACCTTCAACGATCTTGCCCATAGGGGTATTAAGTATTGATGCCTTTCCAATAACATTACTTCCTTCAAATTTGAGTTCAGTAATCTTATGTGAAACTTTGTCAAGATTAATTGTAGGGCCTTCTGGATGATTTAACTCTCCGACTGCTCTACCTGTCTTGACTTGTTCTGTTACGTATTTATTAACGGCACCTTCAAGTATTGACTTTTCATATACTCTACCGTTTCTATTCTTTTTATCGGCTTGCATAAACACGCCTTCGATGACATACGTTTTGCCACCGTCTTTAGTTTTTTCAGTAATAACCTGAAGGTTACTATCATGATACTCACTTATTAGTCTCATTATAGTTTATCCTATATTTACTCTTCTGACTCTGTATCAGAAGGTTTGCCCATAGTAGATGCAATTTCTATTTTTCTAGCATCTATAGCGGCTTGTAATTTATCTGCAATAACACCATCAAACTGCTTATTAGCAGTAACATTATCGCCTTTTCCAACATTATCAATTAATTCTTCAATACTCATTATCATATTCTCCTAGTATATATTTATAATATTTTATAAGTCAAGATCAAGATCGTCGTCATCTTCTAAATCTTTTTCTGCACTAATCTGGTCTTCCATTTCTTTTATGGCATCATCATCCATTTTAAGGACATTCTTTCTGATCCATTCATTAGAAACATACTTACCAGAGTATTCGTCTACTGTTCCTAGCATATCAAATCTTTCTCTCATCATCTCAGATTCTTTTAACTCGGAGAAGTAGTTATCTTCTATAAAGTCATATGCAATATACGTCTTCCATTCATTCCAATCTTGTGTAGTAATAATACCTTTAAGAATCAACTGTGTCTTTAGTAGCTGATGAAACATATCACTAAATCTTTTTCTAAGTCGGTCAATAAATTTCTTAAATTTAATCTCATCCCTAGTAATTTCACTACTTCTACCTAAAGTAAACTGATTTTCTTGTTCTAATCTATTTACTGGAACATTAAGCGATTTATATAATTTCTTTTGGAAGTATATAATATCATCAATCTGCCCAAGATTCTCACCGCCAGGCAGTGTAGAAATTTCAGTACCTCTTCCACCTTCTCTACGCGGTAAGAAGAAATCTTCCAACATTGACATATGCTTTCTATCATCTTTGATATCGCCAGTCTTTGCGTCATATACCAATTTATTTCTATATTGACTCATAATACCCTTAAGGTATTCTTCTGCTTTACCCTTAGGTAAGTTACCAACATCAATATAAAAGATTCTTCGTTCTGGCGCTCTACTAATTCTGTAGATAACCAATGAATCTTCCATCATGCGAAGTTGGTTAACAGGTTTAATTGCTTTATGCAAGTAAGATAGTATTCTCTTTCTCTGTGGATCCAACATACCAGAAGTCGCATAACATATAGCGTCTGGATGTATCTTTAATCCCTGGCCAGCACTACTCATTTTAGTGTCTTGGAATAAAAAGTACTCTTCCTGTTTCTTAATAATTTTTGCCCCAGTTTTAGGGTCTTGTTCTTCTTCGATTTCTTTGACCTTTCTTAATTTAGTTGGGTCAATATATCGTAATTCTTTAATACCATTCTTTGGTGATTTATCATCAATAATGATATGATAAGGTAATCTTCCATCCACATACCACTTTCTGAATATATCATGTGCGTATGAGTTAAAATTTAGTAACCTTAATATTGTTTCAAATTCATTCTTAACAGATTCTTTAATCTTATCAGAAATTTCTAATTTGTCAAGAATCAGATTAATTGGAGCCTCGTCGTTATCTCCTACAATAGATTCATTAATAATATCTTCGATCGCAGCATCGCACTCTGGTTGAGATGCAATATCACGATACTTAAAAATTAAATCAACTTCATTCTTGGCCTTATCACCATCTAAATCAAGATACGCACCAAAGTGACCGCCAGTAGTAATAACACCGCTGCCGTCTTCGTCCGTATTAGGTACAAATGAAGGCCTGATAGGTTCTTCATTACCTTTTCTTTTTATTTCAAAACCAAAAAAATCTGCCATATTTTATTTCCTCAAATAATATCAGGAGGGGAACTAAATCCCCTCCATCTATTACTATTTATACATCAAATTAAGATGTAGTATCAGACTCCCAATATTGAACCTGTAGTTCAACAGTAAACTCCTCAATTGCATTCTCACTATCATAAGAAAGTTCGATTGCACTTAGATTTGTTGGGAAAGTTCCACGGATATCATACTTCTTAGTGACTTCTCCAGCTTTATTTAATTGTTCTACAATCATGTCAGCCTGATAATCAGTAGGATTAGATAGTCCAGTGTTTTCGTTATGGTTATTGATACCATTCATCCATCTTTCAAATGCGCCACGAACCGTAAAGTCAACATCATTAATAATGGTTATTGACCATGGCTCAAAGGTTCTATCACCTGCAATCTGTAACTGTCTACCACGGAAAGGTACCATGATAGGTGAAATTACAGATGCTGGCATCTGAGCACCTTTACATAAGAAAGAAGTTAGTTCAACATCGCCTTGAGCATAACTTGGAAAGTTACAAGTAACTTTGAACATGTTAGCACGTGCGCCACCGCCAACCAATTTTGATTTAAAATCGTCTACGCCTAAAATTGCCATTTTCTATTCTCCCTTATACGCCAGAGATTTCAGAGAAATCTACGCCGGTTCTTGTTGCCACAAAGTTAAGAGTGATGAAGTTAATAGACCTTGAAGGCTTGATAAAAATATCAGCCACAAAACTATTAGCATCAATTACTTGACCTGTGTTGTTAGTTTCATCACATACAACTGTAAAGTCTGTTACACCCCTACGACCTTTTACATCACGTAGGAATGGCTCAATTAAGTTTCTGAATTGTGCACGAGTAAACTCGTCATTGAATTCAAATAACTGTGCTTCAGCAGCTGTTGAAATTGCTTTTTCTAATACAATAAATAATCTTCTTACATTGATTCTATCGAAAGCAGATGGTCTCTTAAGCAAAGTTTTATCACCGAATAGAACCGTACCTTGACCAGGTAAAGATACTATTGGGTTAATTCTACCTTTATAAAGAGTGTCTCTATCAGCCTTAGTAGGGTTAAATGCCAACTTAGTGATACCAAGTAATTGACCTCTGTTCACACCAGCAGGTGAGAACCAAGCATCAGCTACATTATCAGTATTAGCACATAAACCTGCCTGATGTCCTGCAGCACCAATCCAACGATATACATCGTTATACTTATCGTATACATAAACCGCAGTAGAATCTACAGCAGCGTATGAAGATGATGTTATAGCAGCACCAGCCGCATTCACCCATGTATTAACAGTAGTTGCTGGATCAGCAGCATCTCTGGAATCTTCAATAGGTGGTGAGATAAATGCCATACAATCTTTTCTATTTTTAGCAATTGTGATTAATTTTTCAGCAATTACTTTACTATTATCAGCATCTGGATATGCAAAAAGTAAATTTACATCTACTGTTTCT